TAAAAGTTGAAACTCTTCCTACTTTTGATATTGAATATTTGTTCTTGAATATTCGTGGTAAATCTGTGGGAGAATCTGTAGAAGTAAATATTATTTGTCCTGATGATGGTGAGACAACTGTTGAAGTAGAGATTGATCTTGAATCTATCAACGTCATCAAAGATGATAAGCACAGTAAGCAAATCAAACTTGATGAAAACATTTTAATGGAGATGAAGTATCCATCACTTGAACAATTTATCAAAAACAATTTTGATTTTGATGAGAAGAATGCAATGGAGCAATCGTTTGAATTGATTGCAACTTGTGTTGATAAAATTTATTCTGAGGATGAAGTCTGGGCTGCTGCTGATTACACTAAAAAAGATTTGACTGAATTTTTGGAACAAATGAACTCGTCTCAGTTCAAAGAGATTGAAAGTTTCTTTGAAACAATGCCTAAACTTAAGCATACTTTGACGGTAACAAATCCAAAGACAAAGGTTGAGAGTGAAGTTGTGCTTGAGGGTCTTGCAAGTTTTTTCGCATAGCTCTGGTTCACATGAACCTAGAGAGCTATTATAAACTTAATTTTGCCCTGATGCAGTATCATAAATATTCACTAACAGAGATTGAAAATTTGATACCGTGGGAGAGAGACATTTATGTTGCTCTACTCCAAAATCATTTGGAAGAAGAAAAGTTAAAACAACAGCAAGCAAATGGATCTTGATGCTCTCCTGAAATCTATAAGAGAAGAAGGTACGGGAGGCAAGATTGTTCCTGCTAAATTTTTTGGTGAGGACAAATATGATAAGTACTACACTGAATTAATTAATGAAGGTAGAATTGATGGGGATAATCTTTCAGCAAATGAAAGAAAAAATGGTGTTAGAGAATTTAGAAAAGGAAAGCAAAACTTTAAATCCTTTGTTGATAAACTTTTAAATAGAAAGCAACAAGTCAGTTCTCCTATAGGAAATAATATACCTGCTTTAGCGGGTTCTGTTGTTATTAAAAAACCAAGTATTGATCCAGAAAAAGTTACTGTTGTCAATACTGAAATTATTGATGACTATGGATCTAAACTTGATGATTTAATTGATGAGGTAAGAACAGCACTTGAAATTCAAGATAAGACTGACGTTAAGAAAGAAGAAAAAGAAAAAAGAAATAAAGAGGAGAAAAGATTAGAGAGCAGATATAAAAAACTGCAAAAAACTGTCACGGGATTCTTAAAACCAGTCAAGAGTATTCTTGATAGGATTCTTGATTTCTTTATTAATATTATTCTTGGTCGAATTGTTGTAAAATTTGTAGAGTGGTTAGGTGATCCAAAGAACAAATCTAAAGTTAATTCTATTATTAGATTTCTGACTGACTTTGGTCCAAAGTTAATAGGTGCTTATCTTGTATTTGGAACATCTATAGGTAGAGGAATAAGAAAATTATCTAGAATATTAATCAGAGGTGGTATTAGAATTGCGGCAGCTGCTGCTTTGATGTTAAAAAAAGTTGGTATTTTAAAAGGTCTTGGTATGGCAAAGTTTTTATTAGGTCCCAAAGGTGCGATCATTGCTACGGCACTTGAAGCAATTGGAACTGCTGCTGCCGTTGGTGGTCTTGCTGGTATGTTGGGTGGTGGTGGAGACAAACCTGAGACTGATGTTCAAGGTTTCTCCGGAGGAGGTCAAGTAGAGCAGGTACAGCAACAGCAATTTAATTTCTTAAATCCATTTTCTTATTTCTCTGGTCAAGCACAGGAAGCTATGGATCAGGCAGATAGGGGTGAAGGAAATTTTGATACTTCAACTCCTGTTGGTGCCATGTTGGAGAGGAGGAGAAAAACTGCAGAAGCAATGCAAATGCTTCGGGGATTTAATCAAGGGGCATTAGTTTCTGGTCCATCTGGTGTTGATAAGGTTCCTGCGATGCTCACTGCTGGTGAATTTGTTATGTCGCGTGGTGCTGTTCAGAAATTTGGTGTTGATACGATGATGTCAATGAATGCAATGGGTGGTGGAACTAACATTCCAAAAATGATGGGTGGTAAAATTTATGCTGATGGTGGTGGATATGTATTTGCTAAAAAAATGATTCAAGAACATGAAGGATATGTTATTGTTGATGGAATGCACAAGGCATATTATGATAGTGAAGGTAAACCAACAATTGGATATGGACATTTAATTGTTCCTGGTGATGGATATTCTATGCAATCTTCAATTTCGCAAAAAGAAGCAGATGAATTATTTGATAAAGATTTTGATAAACATCTTAAAATTGCAAAGAGTATTCCTGGATTTGATAAAGCACCACCACAACAACAAGCTGCTGCTATTGACTTGACATTTAACATGGGTTATTGGCCTGATACTTTCAAAAATGCTGCTAAAGCTTTTGCTGCTGGTGAGTATCAAAAAACTGCTGATGAGTTAAGATATAGAGATGCATCTGCTGGAGACTTTACGAGTAGTCTCTGGTATAAACAGGTAGGTCCACGAAGAGGAACACCAATTCTGAGTTTAATGAGAGGAAATGGAATTGGAAACTCTCCTCATTTGAAAAAATTTGAAAAGTTAATACCAATTTCGCAACCATCAAATAAAAAAGCATCATCATTTGTTACACCCTCTACTACATCACCTAAAACATCTGCACCCACTGGATCTACAACTTCAGGAACTACTGGATCTACAACTTCAGGAACTACTGGATCTACAACTTCAGGAACTACTGGATCTAAAACATCTGCAACCACTGGAACTTCAGTCACTGCACCACCACCAGTCACCAAAAAACCTGAGGGAGTGACAAGAGTTATTGGTGGTATCATGGATATATTATCGGGTCAGAGAACTGATTTTGATCAAAGAGGTTCTTTCAAATTCAATATGCTTCCCTTCATGGAGCAGAAAGAAAGTAATGTTAAAACAATTACAAAACCAAGAGTTGTTGCTCCCCCTCCACCGATCAAAAGACAACCAAAGGTTTCAGTTATCAATGGTGAGACCACACAACAGATTGCATCAGTTGATCAGGCAGTGACACGAGTGCCTGAACTTCCAGCACCACCTATGTCACCATCTAAGGTTAAACTCTTAGGCATCTCAATTCCTGTTTAATAGAAAATGTTAGACACTTCTAAACTACTTCCAAATTCAAACAGTTCTGAAAGACAAGCAGATGCTAATGCTACACTTGTCAAAGTGACGAAGAAGACTGTCTCATTGACAAAGTTTTTTAAGGATAGGAATAAAAAGAAGAAAAACGAAATAAGAAAAGAACAGATTGAAGATGTAAAAGAAGAAAGAGAAGAGGAAGAAAAGAGATTAGAAAAACCTTCAAAGAATGAAGAGAAGAAGAAAGTAAAAGTTGGAAGTGTTAAAAAATTAGGAATACTTGGTTGGTTTAAAAACTTTATTGGGACAACAATCTTAGGATTTTTTGCAGTAAGGTTGATAGAACATCTACCTAAGTTACGAGGTATCGCTACAGCATTAGCAGCAGCTGCAGAATTTGCCATTGATATTGGTGGTAAGTTCTTAAATGGATTGACCACATTCATTGACATAGGTTACAAAGCATATGATTTTACAATCGGTTCTCTGGCTGATATAGGTGGAGATAAATTTGCTACCATTTTTAATGGTTTGATTGATAAGATTTCATTTGCAATTGATGCAATAATTATTGCAACTCTTATCTCTGGTAAAGGTGGTATTGGTCAACTGTTTAAGAGAAAACCACCTAAGACACCTAAACCTAAAGCACCTAAACTACCAAAATTACCTAGGGTTGGTAGATTAATTAGAGGTGTTTTGACTGGATTGGGTGCTGTTGGTGTCGCAGTTCTTTCAAAAGGTAAAGTAAAAGCAGGCAAAATAGCAGGTCCTATTAAAAGTGCAAGTAGATCGGGAGTGGCAGGAAATATTTTAAGAGAAAAATCGAGGAAAGTAGGAACTTCAAAAGCAGTTACTGGTGATGTCAGATCAATTTCTGAGACAAATATAAAACCAAAAGTAAAAAAATTAAAAGGGAGTGCTGCAGCACAGTCTTTGGTGGAGTCAAGTATAGGTTCAATGACTGGATCTGGAAAACCACCAGTAACTCCAACAGTAACTCCAAAAATAAAATCTGGTTTGCCTTCTAGATTAACTGGAGATTTAGATGAACCCACTAAAAAACCAACAAAAAAATTATCACCAGCAAGGAAAACAGTAACTAATGTACCTTTAGGTGATGAACTTTTAAAAAGACAAATTATAGAAAATCCTAAAGCAAAAAAAATTTTTGAAACATTTTTAATTAAAAAATTAAAAACAAGAGATCCTTTTGGATTATATCCCTCTACCTTAAAATTAGAAGATCTTGCAGAAGTATTTGAAACTACTACAGATAAATTAATTGACGCTGAATTAAGTGTTAAAGGTCCCAAAGGTTTTAAAAAGGTGCTCCAGTTAGAGAAATTGGTAACACAGGATTTGACTCCTCCTCCTCCTCCTCCTGAAAGCACTATTAGAAAATCAAGAGAATTTCTTCCTCCTGGATCTGGACCAAGAATTACTGGTGATGTTATAGAACCAGAGTTATCACCTAAAAATCCTTCTCTTCTTAAAAAAGTTTTTGGAAGAGTTAAAGGAGGTATTGGTAGTCCTATAAAAAGATTTGTTCCATTTATTGGACCTGCTTTGGATATTGTTTTCGGTAAAATGAATTATGATGCAAGAAAATCAGAGGGACAAACAGATTTCCAAGCATTAAGTGGAGTTACTGGAGGCATTTTAGGTGGTATAATCGCTGCTGCTACAGCTGCAGTATTCATCCCAGAACCTACAACAACCCTAGCTGGTCTTGGAGTTTTAGGACTTCTTAGTTTAGCTGGTATGGGTGGTTCTATGATAGGTGAGTCTGCTGCTGACAAAGCCACAGGTGTTGAAGAATCTAAAGAGAAAGGATCTAAAGAGAAAGGATTGTTTGATAACTTAATGAGTGGCATTGGATCAATTTTTGTACCTGCTGCTAAGGCAACAACATTAGATGAAAGTGTCCCACCTCCACCTAGAACATCAACTGATGGTCAACCTTACAAACCTGAGAAAGAAGATAAAGTAGATAAAAAAGTTCCTGTTGATGTAAAAAATAAAAAACCAGTTTCCCCAAGTAAGGGATCTGAATTAGCAGGTGAACTTGGAAGGTGGTTGAATTCAAAACAATTACGTTGGGGTTCTGGTGTTACTGAGCACCCAGAACACGGTGGAGTGACCGACG